AGGTTGTCCATAGTAGTTCAGTGCCATCCGAAGGAAATTTTTGGCACAAAAAAAGCCCGCACCCCGAAGGATGCGAGCTGAGTTTTTTCCATTTTGGAAATAGCTGAGATGATTACCACCGTGCTCCGTCTGCATACTGATCTTCAAAGCAACCGTAACATAGACCCCTGCGGAATACGTCATCGCTATCGCAGAACTGACAGCACTCAGGCTCGGGCTCAGGCGTAGCTAGCGTAGCTAGCGTAGCTAGCTCGTGAATCTTCAGCATATCCCTCCCCAAGTCATCGATGAGCTCCCAGATGCTATAGGGCTCCCAGTCTTTAAGTGGCTCCCACCTGTGATCTCGGATAAAGTCCATGATATCCTGCTCATCTAGCTCGTCGAAGTTTGATGGCAGCTTATCGGTTAGGTAAAACATTGATGCTCTTATGTGTGCTTGTGATCTGTTCATGATTAAAAAGCGGTTTTACTGATCCGCAAACAGTTTGGTATTGTAGCTAGCTAGCTATCTATCTGTAGAAAATGTGGCGACCGATAACGACCGTCACTGTCTTGTGCTTTGCCCAGTAGGGCTCGCAGTAGTCTGCATGGTAATGATCGGCACCCTTGGTGTAGTTGGTCACCTTGGATGCAACGATCACACATGCCTCCGTCCATCTGGGATGGCGTTTAGCTATAGCTAACTTGCTAGCTAGCGTTCCAGTGTTCCAGCATGAGAATTGGTATGCCTGCAAGCACACCTCCGCTTTGCTGATCCTGCGTTTGATTGATCTGTTAACGATCACTTCGTGTACAGCTTGCATTGACCCCAGCGAATACTCGCCACCACTCTCAAGTATAAGAGTGGCGGCGATGACATCCTGTGGCGTATCTGCTTCGCTAGCACAAACGAATGCGAAAGCTATGATCACCAAGTAGAATACGACTTCCATTATTCTGTAGTTCATGTTCTAGTCCTTTAGGATTTCACGCATGAGTCGCTGTGCTAACTCATTTGCATTGTTGGCGATCACGGATCTTCCGAAGTGGCGATCCATGCGATCACGCCCAGAACTGATCAATCCCTTGCAGGGTTCGATGTAGCTAGCTATAGCATTGATGCCCATCTTGCGATACACGCCAGTGTCTATATCATTGTCGCGTAGCTCACTGTCTGTGTAGATTACCGTGGTCTGGCTGGCTTTAATCATAGGCAGATGGCGTTTCATTGTACCCATGATACCCTCACCGTTACCGAATGGCTTGAGATTATTGATCCACTGATCACTATCGGTGCTTTTGATAACGTAGTTTCTTGGCTTTTTGTTGAATGCAACCGTCAGCACTAGCTTGAGGTCGATCATATTGCGTTTAGCCAACTCACGGAAAGCTAGCACAAACTCACGCCCGCCATGAATTGTCCAGCTGGAATTCATCGAACCACTCATATCAACCAGCATGGTGACGCTACGCTTGCCATTGGCTTTGCGTCTAGCTTGGAACGCACGATCACTTCCGCACATCGCCGCACTGGCATTCAGTCTAGTGCCATTGCATGATAGGCGATCCTTACGAATGCTAGCGGACTGCACTACATTTCGTAGGTTGCGTGCAATGCGTTGCACTTGGTTGGTGTTGATCGCGGATGATTTCTGCGACCAACTAGCAATATCAACATCTTCGCTATCGCATTGCTTGGGCTCACCAGTGGGTGCGATGATTGGCACACCATTTGGGTCGCGATTATCTGACACACCGTTAATGACATTATCAGTGTGCAGTGGTGGCGTTTCCATGCCGAACAACTCGATCCATTCTTTGCAGATGGCTACCAGATCGATACTGCAAGATGCATTACAAGCACGTCGATAGAAGTCCAACACTACCAGTCGGGTCTTTTTGGATTTACCCTTGTATTGAATGCTATCTGCACCGTCCCACTTTGGCACGTATGCTGATGGCTGTTTCTTTATGCCAGCCTCATTAGTTTTGATTGCCCATAGTAGTGCTGATGCCGCATTGTAGCTGGCTTCTACATCTTGGTAGTTGGTCCATCTGAATGCACCATCACCATCCACGCGAGTTGCACTATCGAATTCGATGCGTACATCTTCAAATAGATTGTACAGTGCAAAGGGTACACCCTCCGCCTTGCAACGCTCCGATGTTTCATTTGTGCGATCAGTTAGGATGCCATGCTCTGTTTCATGTCGGATGACAGCCTCAACAAACTTCTTAAGCTTGGAATCGTCATACCTAGTTGATGTATTACATATGGTATCCAAGGACGTACCAACCTTGATGATGTGGTTACCATCAAACGACCAGCATGCAGTTGGCACGCTGTGATCGATTGAGATACTGCACTTCCGTCCAGTCACCTTGACCATCCGAGTTAGCACACCACCCTTCTGTCTGCCTACGATGTTACGTTTGCATGTACTAATGGCTTTTTGTATTACGTGTATCATTGTATTACCTTTCTTTTGTTATGATTATTTGAGCAGGTTCACCAACTCGGCTACACCATTCTCTGAGTCAGTGACAATGTCGCCAGTGTCTGAATCCCATACTAGCAGACCATCTAACCCATTCTCGCACATCCACTCAATAACTGAGTATGCTTGGTCATCCTTTGCATGGATGCACGCTGTTTCTAAATGGCGAATGTCCAAGGGTGATAGCAGTTGACCGTTGGCGTTTAGCTTTCGACTTAACTCCATCGCCATCGCAAATCGACCAGCTAGATCGGTTGCATTAGATATGCTATATTTGTTAGCTACACTCTCTGCTATATTAGCTACCATGGATGTATCGAAGCGTACATGCTTGAATAGAAACCGAGATCTGAATGCCTCTGGTGGTACAACCTCGCAGAGATTGGTTGCACAAACGATATGCAGGTGATCCATGTCGGCGACCAGCGTTTCAAGCACACCAGAATCATTGTGCTTAGTGGTTAGCTTGTAGCGTTTCACTCCGTGTGCATCAGCCTGTGGTGCTAGGAAATCCAGCATTTTTTCCATGACCTTGGGTGATAAGCGAAAGACTTCATCTAAGAAGAATAGCACACTTTCACCCTTACTGGCTAATCTCATTGCGTTAGCTAACTTACCATCGGAAACGATGAAACCATTGCCATCTTCTCTGGGTGTTGCACCACCCACTAGGTCATGCCATTCGTCCATATCATCAGAGCAACCATGTGTGATGAAGTGATCGTACGATTGACCCAGCAGTGAGATGCTGTAGCTCTTACCATAGCTTGGTGGTGCTGATATGCACATCTTGGTGGGATTAGCTGATCCCGCTGTGTAATATGGCTGGATCAACTCAAGTATGGGATTCTTACCGCTAGCTACTGCAGTTGCCAATGGCAACCTACCAGCTGTACCACCCTTCATCGCATCAGCAATTTTATCCAGTGTGTCGGCTAAGGGTGCTAGTGCATCCACTTGATTCTGCATCTTCTCTAGGCTTGGCGAAACATCGTTAGCAATTGCCTCCTGCACTGCGTCCCGAACTTCGTTCATGTCCACCGATGATCCACCACCAAGCACATCCTGCAATGCTCTGAGCTTTTCTGCATCAGTCATGGTAGTGAGTGCAGTGGGTGCAGTGGGTGCAGTGGGTGCAGTGGGTGCAGTGGGTGCAGTGGGTGCAGTTTGAATGACATGCAATATGTCATCCACATCGCCACCCATGCTAGCCACCCATGCTTTGAGTTTATGCTGTGGTGCATCTGCTATCTCACGCCCAGTTATGCTGAGTACTGAGTGTGCGTTATTGTTAGTTAGCCATTGGCGTAGTTTTGCGTTGTTATTCATAGTTATCTTTTCTCTTATTATTGGTATAATTGCTGATGGTCTCATCAGTGGCAGAGATACTGCCAGACGCACATTGTGCGTTTCGACCTGTTGTTACTCAGATTTGTATGCTTCTCCATCGATAGACCAAGTGCATGAGACTGGGCACTTGAAGTGTTTCCTCATTGTCTTCTGCATGAGCAGTGCATCTTCCACTGATGAGAACCAGATTGAGAATACATTGGTACCTTCACCCTGTTGTGTTTCGTATTTGAATTTCATGTCGTTATCTATTGGTATTATTGATTGGCTTGATCATCAGACCAGTGGTAGCCATCCACTGATAACACATTACTGCGTTTCACGTCTTGCTGGATTCCAACACCAGCTCAGTCCCCGATTCACATTGTGGTTAGCATTGTCATGGCGTATTACGCTAGTTGTTAACTTAGTGAATCATCTCTGCCGCATCGGTACATTCGTAGGATGCTTTGCTTCCAGCATGGTGCAGGTGTGCAATTACCTGTTTACCGTGGTTAACGTGCTAGCTAGCCAAATCAGCGAATTTCTCCATGTCGAAATACTCAGCATTGGTCTAGCATGACAGCAGTGTGTCAACCAGTGGTAGGGTGAAGATACACCCAGTGCAACCAGCCTTTCGGCTGTGTCACACTATCAAAGAACAAGCCCCTACCGTACACTAGCTAGCTACATATGTCGACAACTATTTGCCAGAAATCACGCTTAAATTAACAGTTATGAGCGACCGCATTCAAATCACTGATAGCCATGCACTTACACAGAATTAAGCCATTAGTAACGTAGCTAAGGTTAGATATGCGGGTCAATATGCTACCAATGTGCTACCATAAATGGATGCATGGATGCATGGATGGATGCCTGTCTGATACATCTCTACTAGCAGTGGATATTATAACACTCATAAGCACCCAGAGCACCCAGTGTAGCTAGATGTAGCTAGATGTAGCTAGTGTAGCTAGCTAGGCACTGCCCATAGTACTCCCATATATATGCAGATGCATGGTTGATGCATGGATAACGTAGGGTAGCTCAGTCAATATAGGACGAAGGGGGGAGGGGGTTGCCAAACTTTTTTGTTTTTCTTTTTATATATATATAAGACACCCCACAAAAAAATCTCACACTCATTGGGTAAAGCACCAGTAGCACGAACTTGACATGTGCATTAAAATAGTACACAAGGGGTAGTATAGGGCAGCACAATTTCCTTTATGTATATATATGAGAGTCTAATGGTATAGGTGTTGCAAAATTGCAAAGGGTTATTTCAAAATTGCAAATGGGTATTGCAAAATTGCAAAGGGGTTTTAGAGCTATGAATGATCAAGAAACAGAGAAGGACCAGCTAATGCAGAGCATTTCCAATGCTATTGTAGAGATCCAGCAGGAGAAGGAGGCATCCAAGCTAAAGAGCCTAAGTAGGCACAATCCAGAAAAGGTGGCTAAGATCCTGTACCTGCATTCCTTGGGATGCTCTCAGACCAATATGATCCGCAGGCACTCAATGTCCAGAAGCACGGTTGTGCAGGTATTGGTGGACTACTCGGACTACACTGGATCCTTCCGTGAGCTAGGTGGACAGTTGGCGGCTAGGAGCTACATCAACTTGGAGTCCCTAGAGGAGGATATGATTGATTCCCTTCGGGTAAAGTTAGAGAATGGCTATGATCCAGAGTTCAGGGATCTAAAGGAGATCTCCATTGCCAAGGCAAACTCCCAGAGACAGGCTATGACAGCCCGAGGAGAGGCTTCCCACGTAGTGGATGTGAATAACAATTACACTGTAGATGACTTCAAGGAGACCATGGATGCCGCTAGGAAGCGGATTCAAGAAATCAAGGCAAAGGCCATCGATGCCGAAGTTCAGGATATTAGTAAGGAGGAGGAAGAATGAACGAGGAAGTGCTAAATAAGATAAAGGAAATCCTAGGGGAACACTACCCCAACTATTGCATCATTGCCTTGGACGAAGAGGGAAGGGTACACTCGGATTATACAAGTGTGCAGGTGGGTAGAATGCTTTTAACTGAGGCCCAGAGGGACTTCACGAATGCAAATGAACTAGTAAACTGGGACTGGGAAGAGATGGAGGATGATTTCGATGGGTAAAGGATGCTCACCCCGAAAGGGACACAATGCTGAGAAGCAGCGTAAGAACTACGAGGAGATTGACTGGAGTAAGAAGCCATCAGTCCAGAAGATGCATAAGCCAAGTAAATCCAAGTAATGATAATCCTAGAAATCCTATGGTATTTTTCCCTCTTTGTGTTGGCATGTTTCAATATCCACATGCTCATTGATTCATTTAAGTAATGGAATTAGTATTTACACCGCACCCCATCTTAGAGGCCCCCACAGACGAGGAGATACTCGTCCTAGGGCAAAGTGACCCCAGAGCCCTAGAAGAGCTTCACAGGGTGCGTGAGGGCCTCATACGGGCATCTCAGGAGGATCCCCTGCGTCATGGTTTCGACCTAGATGGCTGGGCAAGGATAAGGGAGGGTGTTCACAACTACAATGAAGTTCTGGCACTCGGGGGGAATAGGTCTGGTAAGACAACTGGGTGTGCTAAGTTAGTTATGGAGGCCGTCACCAAAAATATGGATGGCCACGTAGTATGCTTCTCCCAGAACGCAGATACCTCAGTAAAGGTCCAACAGGCGGCAATCTGGGAGATGATGCCCAAGGAGTTCAAAAAGAAGACAAAGAGCATTGAGGGCTACATTAACTTCTCTATGCAGAATGGATTCACTGGATCCTCCTTCATCTTCCCAGACACTAGAACCCGTGTGGACTTCAAGACATACACGCAGTTCAGCAACAACCAGACCATCCTAGAGGGCTTTCAATTTGGTTTTAAGGGTAACCCCCCTCTGAACATTGGAACTTGGCTTGACGAATACCTAGGGGACGCTGCACTCGTTAATACCCTGCGTTTCCGCTTGGCTACACTGAACTCCAAGATGCTACTGGGGTTTACCCCCATTGACGGATTCACACCCTTTATCTCGGATTATTTAAAGGACAGCAGAACCCTAGCTACAAGACCCGCAGAACTCCTCGACGACGAAGAAGTTCCCGTCATTCAGTACTCCCCAAAAAGGGACGCAAGCGTCGTGTACCTCCATTCCGATGAAAACCCCTTTGGTGGATACGAGCGTATTAAGAAGGATCTACTGGGGCGACCAGATGAGGAAATCCGCGTGCGTGCCTACGGGATACCCGTCAAGAGTATTACTTCTCTCTTACCCCTATTTTCCACTGAGGTTCAGGTACTAGGAGAGGAGGAAAACTCCAACGCAATGGTCTTCCCAGACGTAACGACCGAGGAGTACACTCATTACCAAGTAGTGGACCCCGCTGGAGCAAGGAACTTCTCAGCAATTTGGGCCGCAGTAAATTCCTACGGGGAGATTTATATTACTAGGGAGTGGCCAGATCGAGCTAGCTACGGAGAGTGGGCAATATTCGGGGAGAAGTGGAAGTATGGCCCAGCGGCCAAGAAGATAGGGTACGACGTACAGGGTTATTGTGCTTTATT